AACCTTCAATGCGTATCATGCCATTGGTAGTATGAATGTAGATAGTCTCATCGTCAGCATCAACTTCAATCTCCTCAAGCTCTGAGCCTAGAAGCTGATTGCATATATCGTATAGGTCTCTCTCAGCCATTAGTAGTTGTACCTTTCCTTGAGGAACTTAATGCTCACAGCCATCTCATCGAATGACCCATCGTTTACATCATGCAATACATAGAAGCCACGGTAGTGTTGGTTACCTTGTGGGCCAAGGTAGTCCTCTTCGTGTTCATAGCATGACCCACAAATTATGGCTGTCATCTCTTGACCATTCGCCTTTTTAGCGTACGCGATTTGCCTACCCTGTTGGTGGCCTGCGAAACAGGACATGTGTTTCTTTGTGAGTAGCGCGTTAGCAGTTGTGATAGGACGACCCATAGGCCCAGAAGTAAAATAATGGGAGTAAGCAATGCCATCAATAACAACGACATCGAGAAAAGGATATACTTCCCAGTCTTGGTACGGTAAATCGTCAATTGACATCAGCCCTTCTAGTTTACTATCCTCATTGATAGCGCGATTGATTCTGTTTTCGTGGTTGCCTAGAGTGAGAACCATCCTAGGTTTGTATTGCTTGTGCTTGTTCTTCTTTGCAGTCTTGTTGTATCTATAGAGTGGTTCCAGCAACGCATCCATAGCGTCTCTAGCTGCAAATAAATCCTTGGTGTACCTCTTACCCTCAAATGATTTTAAACCCTTGTCATAAGTGGACAGCGATTCCATGTCCGCGAAATCGCCTATGCAAATTATTGTGTCGGGCTGTTTTTCTACAATAAAATTTCCAAGGCATTTAAGGAAAGTGAAATCATTTCCATCCTTGGCCTGAACGTCTGGTATCACGAGATGAACTGTCATCACATCATTGAAGATTTATTTGTTCTTCAACCCATTGTTGTAATTGCAATAATTGTAGCACATCTAATGCACAGTCTACGGGATTAATTCCTGCGGTACTAATTGTATTGCTCGTGGCTTCTGCATCAATTCTGCTGGCGGTGTTGGAAGCTTGGGACACTGCACAGCTTGAGGCACTAGGCTTTGACACCCACTTAATGTTAGGATGACTAACATAATAAGACTTGAGCTTAGTAACCGCATCTTTGTATTCCTTTACTGTAGCTTGATTGATTCTATCTTGTTTCTCTGCGAGCTGTTTATTCTTTTTATTTTGAAGTTCTGCATTAGCTTTAGTCTGTAATACAAAAGCATCAAACTTTTCTTTCTGATTGCTATATCCACTATAGTAGCCATAACCATATACTCCTATTACAAATAGTCCAATGGCGATAGCAGTATATAATGGATTTAATCTTGCAAGCATAACTCTCTTTCTGCTTTCCGCCTATGAACAATACCAGAACAGTTGCTGCTTTTAATACGGCAATCTTTTCCAGCCACATAAACCCATCTGTCAAACTCTTTACATGAACCAATGCGGTCTCCAGCATTAGCCTTCTTAGCCATTGTAGACTTGCAGAAAGCATTGCCTCCTACATTGTATGCAAAGCTAACGTAAGCATCATACTGGCCTTGTGTCATTGCAGTAGTCACGCATTGTGATACTTTAGTTCCCGTGGCAGATGTGTTTACTTTTAAATCTTCTAATGCCTTGACTACAGTAACAGGCTTGTTAGGAGTAATAGTAGCATTCCCAAATCCATTTGTCACAACTCCACCAGTATCTTTATATGGGTCAGAACTAAAGCCTTCGTGCATTGCAATCAGTAACAGTCCACTAGCAGATAAAGCAATTGCGCTTTGTGTAATCTTATTCAATTACTTTTCTTCCACACGTTTGTGATGCTCTTTCAATTCTTTGTGTGCCAAGTATTTAAATACTACATTGACAATAAGGCCCACCAAACCAATGCACAAGCCGCCAATGGCAGCAAACTCATTAGCAGTCATGCCAAAAAATATAGCGCTGCCAGCTCCAGCGTAAGTTGCCTTGCCTGCAATGCTTGTGATTGTTTCGTGTTCCATTATTATCCCTTACCTGTTTACAACAGCATCTATTGATAAATTAATTCTAGTTGTCCCTGATAAATTTTTAGTAATTCTATGCCAAATATCTGACGCATCAAATGTCATTAATCCTTTATTAGGTATATCTGCATCTACATAATTCATTGCATTTGATTCTTTACTTAATTGAAATATGCCACCACGTTTAGCATTTTCTACAATTAAATTAATTCTTACTATTTTTTTAGTTGCCATTAGTTTTTCATCTAATGGGTCAACATGATTCATTACTTCTGTATTTCTAGGAGCTATACTTATAACCCAGTTAAAATATGTGTTAGGATTTTCTTCTGGCACCCCAACGGCTTTCTGCATACGGCTTACAATCTCTTGTAACTTTGTATTGGTTTTTAATTCTTCCACTATAGAAAAGAAATATATAGGTTCAGTATTACGTCCAAATGTAGCATTGTGATGCTGCTCATGGTCTGCATAAGAACGTAACTTCCCTGATGATTTAGCAATATATTGAGCTACTAATTCTTTTAAAAATACCTGTTCGTCATCGCTAATGAAATCAGGAATTACCTTGTACATACTTTCCCCATCTTTTGTGCATACTATCAGTAATGCTATTAAGTTCTAAAAACTCAAATCCGTTTTTGACGTATAACTTTTTAAAGCCTAACTGCCTAGCACCTTTTCTTGATGTATGATTATCAATTGATACTTTAGCTAACAATCTACTCTTAACTTTTAATGCTTCAACTAATGCGGAATATCCTAATAAGCCTAAAGCAAAAGATGGCGGCACTGTTATCTCAATAGAAAAATTCTCAGTAGCCATAAAATTATTTAGGTTATATAAATTAATTCCACCTACACAAATATCTTTTTCCCAAAACCCCCATACATGGTCAGATGTATCTTGACCTGCTTTCCCCATAGTCTTTAATACTAATAACTTTTCTTCTAAGGTTTCAGCTTTTTTTAATACATACATTACAATGGAGGCACTGGATATACAGGGTTATTAATGTCCAATGTGTCAGGCAAATCCCTTAATGCCTGTCTGTATGTACGCCAATTAGCAAGCCAAGTTTCATCATGCAAAGCAATAACATCAGGCAATTGTGTCCAATCACTAGCAGCTAAACGAACATCACGTTCTTGAAGAATCCAAGATAACTTCTGTTCTTGAGTTAGGTTTGGGTCTTGACCTATTAATTGTATAGCTGACGCATCTATTTCTGGAGTTGCATGAGTTAGCCATGTTTCATCTCCATTTGCTTGAACATCTATAACATTTACTACTAGCTTATGTTCATCAATAAAGTTTTTTAAAATACCTGAAACCATAGCATTTACTTCTTCTGCGGTTTCAACTTTTGTATTTTCTCCTGTAAACGGATTATATACGTTATAAATCATCTCATCTCCTTAATTTTAAGATACGGCACCGTATACTCTAGTAGTATTGCCTGAAACCCATGTCACTGATTTGCCATTTAATTCTACTGCGCGGCCACCAGACCCTGGACTGCCAGCAGAGCCATTACCACCAGAAGCTCCCCAGCCGCCACCGCCACCACCGCCACCACCAGCATTCGTTTTATTTCCACCAACAGCATTAGATGAACCGCCATCGCCTCCATTAGACCTAGTTGGCCCTGCACTAGCAACGCCACCAGCACCTCCAGAACCTGGTAATATGCGACCACCGCCACCACCGCCAGAGCCATAAACAGTTGTGCCTTTAGCGTTTCCAGATTGACCGCCACCGCCACCGCCAGCGCCACCACCAGAGCCGCCAGTAACAGATGTGTTTGACGTACCAGTAGCACCAGCACTTCCTACTCCGCCACCGCTACCGCCAGCACGTCCAGAAAAACCAGTTCCTCCGTTACCACCGCCAGCGCCACCGCCACCGCCACCTTCATAGTTAGTGCCATTACCACCGCCACCACCGCCACCAGCAATATAGGCAGAACCGTTGGTGTTATTAATAGTTGCGTTTAATGATAGACTTAGGGCAGGGCCACCTGATGTAGCTGCGGTAGATGTGCTTGAAAATCCATTACCGCCTTGACCAATAATAAATCCATTATTAACAATAGTAAGCGTATCGCCTGTAGTTCCACCTGATAAAGCTAATCCAGCATTCCCAGTTGATGTTGCATATAGATATACGCCTGAATTAACTGTAATTGTAATATCAGATTTACCTGAAATATACCCACTAATTCCAGATAGGTTTAATGAAGCGTTAGCAGTACTTGATGCGTAGGTCACTGATAAAGCTACACGATTAGTAGTTCCATAAAAATTTTGAATTGAAATAGCACCACTTGTTGGAACTGCTCCATAAGTTCCAGAAGTTCCAGATGGAACTAACCCTCCTCCAGCGTAATACTCGCTAAGGCTAATTGGATTAGTGCCACCAAATTCAGTTTGAATATCAGCTAATGTTAGTGAGCCTGAGGTTGGTAATGCCATATTAAATAGTCCCGTATGCTGTTACGTTTCCAACGACTGTTAAATTACCAGAGCCATCTAATTTTGCTTTTGCTGTACCACTTACTTCAAAATACAAAATTCCTGATGATTCATAAACTTTCCATGTAGAGCCAATTGGAACTTTTGCAGAACTATCTCTTTTTACATATTGACTATTTCCAGTTCCAGCACCATTTGTAGCTAAATCAGCAAGGTCTGCATCATACGCTTGAACATCAACACCAATTTCAACGCCTAAATTATCTCTAGCAATAGAAGCACTGTTTAAATCAGATAAGTTATTATTAGCAATTAATGCTCCAGACAATGAAGCGTAAGCAGCAACCCATGCAGAGCCAGTATAAACTTTCATTACGCCATCTGTAGAATTAAAATATAAAGCCCCACCAAGAAGGGCATTGCCATCATTATCTACTGACGGGTCAGATGTTTTAGTCCCTAAGTAACGGTCATCAAAGTTATCAAAGGCTGTTAATGTTTGGTCTCTTGCGGCTTCTGCGGCAGTTTGAGCAGATGCTGCATTAGTTGCACTTGTTGAAGCAGAACTAGCAGATGATGCTGCATTAGTAGCAGATGTGCTTGCCGCAGATGCTGAGTTAGAAGCGTTGGTTGCAGATGTGCTTGCAGCACTTGCACTGTTACTCGCATTAGTCGCTTGTGTTGTTGCTGTGCTTGCAGAACTAGATGCAGAACTTGCAGAGCTACTTGCATTAGAAGCGGAAGTAGAAGCGGCAGATGCACTAGAAGCAGCGTTAGTAGCTGATGTAGATGCAGCACTTGCAGAGCTTGAAGCACTAGAAGCACTAGATGATGCAGCGCTTGCGCTAGATGATGCAGCACTTGCGCTAGAAGCTGCATTAGTTGCAGCAGTCTCAGCATTGGTCTCGGCTGTTTCAGCATTAGTCTCAGCAGTCTCAGCATTTGTTTCAGCTAACTCAGCAGCAGCTTGTGCAGCTTCGGCAGCAATACGAGCTTCACCAGCAGCAGCGGCATCTATAACTAAAGCCCATTTAGCACTATCAGCATTTGTACTAATCGGCAATGAGCCACTAGAAGTATGAGCTGTAGTTACTAAATAAATATTGTCATTAGTTGTATCTTTAACAATGTCTCGGTTAGCATACGTTGTGCCACTAGCCCAATTGCCACGCCAGTTACCAATAGGGTCTCCAGCTACAGGATTACCACTAGCATCAAACGCTAATGTTTTACCAGCACGAACCGTGTTAATTGGCAACACCATGTTAATGTTAGTAGGGTCTGTAACAGGAGCCTTAATAGAACGCTCTGCTGTTTCAGCTACTTGTTGCACTAAAATAGTTTGTGAATCTAACTCATCATTGACTGTGTTAGCAAAGAAATCGCCACCAGTCGTAAAGTCTGTGGTACGCTCTACAGGTCTAGCGCCAACAATAGTAATACGGTCTGAGCCAGTAGCCGCAGATACTAATGTTACCGAACCTGTGCCTAGTGTGGAACTGATTGATACTGTGTAATCAGTAGTCAATGTCAGCAACACATCATTCTTGTATACTTTAATGTCTGTGTTAGTTAATACTTCAAAATTAAAAGCGTAAGGGCCAACACCAGCAGAGCCTGTGTAGACAATACGTCTTGCTACGTTACTTATTGGATAATCTGCCATGTCTTAGTCCCTTGCCCTTCTCATCATTAATTTTCTATTTTCTTGCGCTTTTGCATCAGCTCTTGCTTTTAATGTAGCATGAGATTCTTTTACCATTCTTTCAATTTTAGCGTTCCCATAATATTTATCTTCTGGATTTTCCAGTACGGTATCACGCGCTGATTTAAATGCAGATGACATTATGCTTTCTACATGCGCTTTTCTATCATCAGGATGACCATTAATAAAGTTGTTATCATACTCCAACTCTAAGATTGCGTCACGCATACCAAATCCACCATCAGCAATTGGCAGACTAGCAAGTTTAATAATAGCCTTGTATTCTTTATCTGACAATGGAACACTGTATGGAACAGTTCTAATCTCATCACCAACATCAATATCAAAAGAACCTTGAATATTTCTTTCTGGCATTCTTGTAGATGCGCCACTTAACAATCTAATTTGCTCTGCTTTATCATTCTTGCCAAATGTTGTTTGCAATACAGAAGATGTGTCATAAGTTAAATCACGTCCCCATATATCTACTTTATTTAAACCTTCTGATAAATATAAACCACGCATTGCTTGATTCCATCCAGCCATTAATCCAGCCAAGCCAGGTGGCATATCAGGGTCAATAGGGAATTCCTCTTTATTGTAATCCCAATCTTTTACAAACATCTTTCTTGCGCCACTAGCTGGAGCGTAGAAATCTACCGCAACTTGAGATAGCCATTTTGATGTTTTATTAACTGCATTAACTGTGCCTTTTTCTGGGCTTCTGTTAATTTCATCTATGCCTCTGATAATATCAGATAAGCCAGTAAGCATCTGATAGTCCATCAAATATTCTGACATGCCAACAACGGCTGCACCAAACATTCCAGAGTAATCATTAGGCTCTAAATATCTTGATGATTCATACATTGTTGCACTGATGCCAGCAAGCGCTGCAAAGGTACTCATACCATTATATGAAGCAAATATTTTACCTTTGTAATTTCCACTTCCCAATGAATATTTAAAAGATTTTCCATACATTGCTTCTGCGCCAGATAAACGTTGTGCTTCTGTTTGCCCTTCTGTTTGGCCTTCTGCATCAATAACAAATGCAAATGGCAATGCGCCTTGTGACAGCCAAATTTCTCTCTCAGCTTTATCTCTAGGGCCAGCACCAGTAATTTTTCCATCAGCAGCTAAAGTAGTCATATATGTCATAATGCCAGCGCCAGTTGTAAGCTTTGCTAATGCCATATCACGTTTAAGATAATCGCCAGATTTAATATCCTCGTTCATCTTACGACCAATATCTTGAATCTTCTTTGTTACTTCATGCCATTTACCTGGAGTTTCCATAACAGTAGCAGCAGTTCCTTTTGCTGCCATCCATGCTGCACCTAATGGGGTATGCTCCAATGTTTGAATCATGTCATTTGTTGTTGTTGCCATAAATGGAAACTTCAACCTTATTAAATGACCAATTCCAGAAGTGTCATTATTAGAAGTCATATCAACAAGCCATTTGTGCATTGTCCCTTCTTTTGGTCTTGCTTCCAATGTCCAATACTTAGCTTCTTGTAATACATCATCTGGAGGATTTACATATACATCTCTAGCTGCCGCTTGATATGCAGCCCATTGCTCATCTTCTGACTTTCCAAATGAACTAGCAAAATCTCTAGCCTCAATGCCTTTGCGAGTTGCAAGTGCATCTAGCCCCATTTGATAATGTATTCCTTTTGAAAACTCACTTACTGTCATTACAGAGCGACTTCCGTAAGAGTGAAGGAAGTTCATTGATTTAAAAAACATTTGAGATAATGGAGTAGCATCTGGGTCAATGTCATAAAAATCAGGGCGACCAGTCAAACCAGTTCTTTGACCAGAAAGATTATCTAATGCTGAATATTTATTTTTCCATGCAAACATTGCAGCTTGCAACCCATTCTTAATTCCCTCATCTAATGCAGCAACTTGAGATAATGCTTCCGTTGCATAGCGTCTATTAGATGAACCTAAATTAAGTTTTCCATTAAACAAGTCTGTGTTTCTTGCCGCCCCCCAAAATGACGCTCCTAATGTATTAGCAGGGCGCAATCCAATACGAGGTAAGTCACCCCCAACTACGCGCGCAAGCGTTCCAAATCCAGAGATTGTGCCGCTTAGATAAGCAGTAACACCACGGGTCATCCATGAATCTGTTGTTGCAGCATCATTCATTTTCATCAATACTTTATTTCTAGCGGCTTCATCTAAATCTGAATTTGCCATTACATCTTGACGCTTCTTAAAGAAAGCCAACAAATCATCTTTATTTTTAAATCCTGGCAAGATTGATTCAAATGCCTCGCCCATTACTGGTTTATATCCTAACGCACCAAATGCTTGAGCAGTATTAGTTTGATAGCCTTTAACGCTTCTCATCAATAAGCTATTAAAAGAGATAGTCTTTACAGCGTCATATAATTCAGTATCAGTAGCTTGATTAGCTAATGCTTTACGACCAATGTCGTCAAGAACTGACTTGCTCCATTCAGCAGCCATATTTACTTGCAATGAGTTCTCATAAGAAATACCAAGTTTTCCACCTAGCAAGTCATCAATAAACTCTTTATCAAACCCTTGACGTTCAAACTCTTTAGCTGCATCAGTAAAGCTAACGCGTTTTGTTTCGATGCCTGCTAAGTCTCCAATAGCTTTAAGCGCTGGAGCTAAATCGCCACTGCTTGAAAGATTGAACACTTCTTGTGGAGATATTAATTTTGCTTTTGTTTGAGACTTAATAATACTGCGTTCAGCATCAGATGTCGCATTAGCTAATCTCGATGCTTCTTCTGCTCTAATATTTGCAATGTATTCTTCTGATGATTTAATTTGTTCGCCAAGTTGTTGTGGAGTAATCACAGGCTCTTGCGCCATCATTTGCTCAACATCTTGCACAGGTTGCTGTACTGGTTGTTCTAATTGTTGAACTGGAGGTTCTTGCGTTTGCTTGATTACGTCATCAATAGGCGCAGTCTCAATTGGCATTGCCTCATTAACATTATCTACAGGAACAACAGTTTCATCAGTAATGCTTACTGGAGACGGCTCATCAAATGTGACAGCAGTGCTATTAATATCATCAGCAGTCTTAACATCAGCAGCAACATCTGTTGTTTCTACGGCTTGTTGTACCTCTTGTTTTTTAGGGACAATTGGCTTTTGATATTTACGTTGCTCAATAGTTTGTAGCACTGGCGTTTTAAATGCTGGAGCTTCCATTATCTTTTCATCGAGCTTTTTAATAGGCTCAACTATTTTATCTACTTTGCCTTTAACTACACTTCTTGATGCTTTGATAGCCTCAGCAACGCCTTTTAAACTAGCCATTATTTATTCGCCTTTGTCATCTTTTTAATTCCTTTAGCGGCAACTTTTACAGCCTTACTGCCAGCATGCAATATTCCCACTGGGCCAAGTAATTGAGTTCCGCCCTCAACAAATTCAAATCCTTCTGGAGATTTACCAGCAACTTTAGATACTATTTCTTCTGCTCTTTGAGTATCAGGATTAAATTTTGATGAATCAGCCTCAAACTCTTGTAGTAATGCGTCTAACTTTGATTTTCCTTGTGGAGTGTTAATAACAGCGCCAATTCCTTTTATAAGCTTTTCAAGCTCACCGCCACCACCAACGTACCCTTCAACTAATCCTTTGCCGCCAGCCTCTATTGTTTTTAACAACGCTTCTCCAACAGGCATATCTTTAATTGTATTTTGGTATTCTTTGCCAGATTCATTAATCTTAGTGCCAACTTGTTTAACAAATTCTACTGGCAATTCTGTTTCGCTTCTTACGCGATTTTCCATATCACGATAAGCTTGCATAGCCTCTGCATGTTTATTTAAAATAACATCAACAAAACTATTCATTTGGCCCTCTGCTATTTAAATTAGATGGCAGGTCATTCACCTTCATTTTAGTATAAGACTTAGCATCTTCATATTTTTCAAAATATGATTTAATGTCTTTATAAGTTTGGTCAGTATCTTTATTTAATCCTTTTGGGAATTTATAAACACGCTCAAAATGTGATACTCCATCATCTGCATTATACCCAAGGTCTTTGATTGCTTTATGTAAACTTTTCTGTCTAGTTCCATAATTAACAAAATCTATTTTCCCTTGACGCTTTGTAATTGCATCTCTCATTGCTTCTACTTTAGAGCCAAATACTTTTTCCCCAGTTTTAGGGTCTGCCTCTAACAAGTTTTTTGTATATTCAACATTTATTTCTGTCCATACTTTTTGAGTATTAGGCTTAGTTCTTCCAGGGTCGCTATCAGCCCCAGAGTATTTATTGTGCAATTGTGTAGCAGTAATTGCATCATTGTCATCTATTTTATCCCATAGATTTACTACTTGCTTTGTAGACAACGAAGGGTATCTTGTTTGCAGTTGTTTAACATTATTAATGTTTCCCATTCTAATTTCATGCAAAGCAGACGCTTCCATCATAAGTTGATTGCTACTTACCTTTGGCTCTTTAGGAGACAAAAGTTCTTCATGTTGTTTAAAGCTAATAATATCATTATCAAATAACTCATCAGCAGCAGAAGTTAGCGCTTTCCCTGTAAGCTGACCTTTGCTTATGGCTTTAAGAACACCTTTATATTCTTGTTCTTTTTGTGTCTTAATAGCGTCCTGTTGTTTCTTTTGAGATTCATATTCATTCGTAAACATAGAATATGATTCTTTCATTACTTTATCTTTATCTTCTTGAGACAAAGTTTCAAACAATGCGGAATGTTCACCAAAATCACCAGCTCGCATACGTTTCATAGCATAAGAGATGTCTTGAGTTTTAGTTACTGGGTTCATTGAATATTCTGGAGACAATGATTTTCTAACAAAGAATCCAGTCTTAATCTCTTGTTGAACTTTATCAAACTCTTTAACTTGCTCTAAAGCAAAATCAGAGCCACCTTCCAACGCTTGTCTATATATGCGTTGTCTATTAAGAGATGTAGCTTCTCCATATAATACTGGGTCTGTTGTTGTGGTAATTAGAGAGCGTTGGGCTTTAATTACATTGTTGATGTTATCGTAAGCTAATATCTTTTGCTCATTTTTATAATCATCTGCCAATTTATCCACAGATTGTTTATAGTACGAACTGGCAACAGTTCCCATTGTATGCTTAAATTTAATAGCAGATTCTGGATTAATCTTATTAAGAGGCGCACTCATGCCATTTACAGCGGCATCTAATTTATTCTTAATTTCATTTGAATCTTTTAATACGCCAGCTTGCACTTGAGCAAAAATATTTGCTAAAGCAGACTGTCCATTTACTTCAAGTTGCGTCCGTAATTGTTCGCCTTGTAGCTTACTTAATGTTTCTTGCCATATTTTACCTCCGCCAGATGCTTTAACAAGCTCATCTGGAGATATGCCAGATTCTTGAGCTTTCTTTAAATCATCAAGCGTAATGGGATTATCAACAGCAAATTGCGCTGCTTTTACCTCAGCTTGCTTACCAGCCTCTTTAAATGCGTATTCTGATAGCCTATCCAAACCAGCAGACATGCTTGCTGACTTTTTAAAACTTTCACGGACATTGGCAAAGTCTAATTGAGGGACATCTGCAAAGACACGACCTGTTTGTTGGTATCTAGGTAATTCAGCCATTATGCAACATATCCTTGTGATTGATTATATAAAGACCTATCTTCAACAGGAGCTTTACTCACAGACGTTCCAGTACGAACTTTGTCATACATGTATGCAGCTTCTCCAAGTTTACTTAAAGCATCAAAATATGAGCCTCTAACAGCTTGGTCTCCAGCTTCTTTAAACATATTAGCTTGAATCTCACCAAATGAAATTGCAGACTTAGCACCTTCTTGCATAATCTGAATATCACGACCAGCAACTTTTTCATTACGTTCTTGAATAAGTTTTGCGGAACCAGAAAATCCTTGTATGCCAGCAGCAAATCCTTTGGCAGAAGCTGTTGCATTATTAGCAAGCAAACGCTCTAATACTTGATTAGCTTGTTGTTCATATTGCAAAGCATCACGACTAGCTTTTAATCTAGTTTGACTAGCTTGCAATTTATACATTTCTTTTTGCGCTCTACCTTGTTGGATTGAACCAACGGCAGATGTCACTGATGATGCTACAGCTATATATGGAAGCGCCCATGCCATAATTATGTTCCTTGATGCACTGCTACTTTATACTCCATCCCAAGTAATGTTAGCTTGAGTGGATATGATTGTGTTACTGTAATCTTAGCTTCGTTGCTATAGCCAAGTATACCATGTACTACTTTAGTTCCAGTAAACTCTGGAATGTCCGCGTCTAATATATTTGCTGTATCAAACGTTCTAAATGGAACTTCAATGCCATTAATTTTCATGTGTTGCGTTTCAAGTACCATTGCATTAACTTCAACAATACGTTTCTTAAATCCAATTCTTGGCCCAGATTGCAATGAAATCTCTATAGGCATTGTTCTAGCTTCAACAGTAATTGGCAAACCAGCCTCATAACTTGCAGTAGACGACCTAGGAATTGATACAGAGCCTCCAGCGCCCACAACTTTATTGGCTTGAACTAAACCGTCAAGCAATAAGTTTACGGTGCTTCCTACTAGGTGCGCGGCTGTTACAGATGATACTGCACCACCAGTAATTGCACAGTCTGTTAATAGCTCACGTTCAAACTTTTCAACGTAATATTGAACCGTGCCATTAATCGTACGTTTAACAATACTATAAATGTCATCAATGTCTACGCCAACTTCTAAAAACTCACCGCCAGTAGTAATAAACTCTGTAGGAGCAATAACGTTCTGCGAGCGAATTAATGAATAAGCAGCCATTGTGCCGCCAGTAGCATTGATAATAAACAGCAAGTCATTCTCATCAGTATTAATAGCACGACGTAATGCCATGCGTTTTGGGCCTTTAAGTAGATGCCCTGATAGCAATGAAATCTTACTTGTAACATACGTTAATTGCGTATCGTTGTATGACACTTCACTAAGCATCTTGCCTTGACGGTGAATAAATAACACGCCAGATTCTAATTGCTGTACACGAACGCCAGGCTTACTACCACTACGTCCAGCAGCACTCATAAAGAATGCTGTAGGAGTAATAGGTTCAAGACCTTGTTGTGGCACGAAGAATTCACCACCAGTAGTAAAGACTTGCAAGTCCTTAGTGGAGATAATGTCAGTAATCGCGTTATATGTATTGGTGTCTAGCGTTGCTTCTACAGCATCATCATCAAAACCCTCGGTAGCTTCAAAGTCAAAGAACAATCCGACTTTAGAACCCCATACAGTAGATGGACGAGACTTACTACCACCAAAGAATAATCGACCTTGATGGAATGTTACTGTGCGCGGATAACCTTTAGTGCTTGACCATACCGCTTCGTAACCAGTTTCTAAACTCCACTTGCCATTTGCAATAACGCCTGTGCTAAAGAATGGAAACTCTGTTACTACGTTTACAACGGTTGTGCTTACAAACTCAATAATCTTTGCTCGCCCTTGTGGGTCAGCATTAATGTACTGTCCAACGTGGCCTGAATTAAACACGGCAGACGATGCTGTAATAGTCACTTTGCCAGATACTGCAGATGGCGTAATAGTGCCAGCAGGGTTTGTTGATGCTAATGTAAAGGCATATTTAGGCACACTGTCAAATGTTAGCGTGCTTGCTGTCCATGTAGAATCAGATGCTCCACGAACAATTTTAATTGGCGCAATATCTTCTTGTACAACAATTAAAGTATCAGCAGATTGTGTCCAGCACATTTCATTTAATGATGATGATGGCAATGTTAATGTAAGGTAATTATTACCAGAACCATTAATGTTTGTAACTAATGCGCCATTTTTGAAAACGTGCATACGGTTATGAGTAAAGCAAAGCATATAGCTATCATTAGTGCTAAACTCAAATGGCACAAGGCGTGAACCATTAGCAGCAGATTCTGTGCCACTGTTAGGTAATGCTAGTAAAAATCTAGTTCCAGGTCTACGAGTAATGCCACCTTGTGGTTGACATACTACATTTGTAGCTTTTTCTAAAGCATTATTGTAAGTAGCTTTTAAATCAACACGCGCACGAAGTAATGGGTCTAGTTCACCGCTAGTAAAGTTTGTCTGCATTGTGACAAAACGAGCCATCTACTAATTCCTTACAGCAGTTAATGAGAAGTCTCTAATGCTATTTACTGGTTGGTTTTGACCGTCAATGTTCATAGCAGTACGCATATAACCACCACGACCATTTTCACCTGGAGAACCTACGGCAACACTTTGCCAGTATTGTGCTTTTTCTGTTTGGTCTGTAATTGGCCCAGCAATATGCCATGCTGTTAGATATTTAAGTAACTGAATAAACCAAACAGGCATTTCAGTTTCTGGAACGTAATATTGATAATCAACGTAGATTGTTTCTTCGTTAGTTAATAGTTTAGCTCCCATAATACGATATGCGGTAATAGGAGGATTGCTTACACCATTTGAGTTGTAAACAGCTCTGGGAGCGCCAAGCCTATCAGACGGCAATTGATATTCGTATTTGAACTCATTAGTAGGCGTAGTAACCAAACGGGCTAACTGCGTCTTTTTAAACGAAAAGCTCCATGGATATACCATAAGAGCTTGGTCGCGTGTGTCTGGATATAGACGGTCACATATTGAGGCTTCGTCGGTTCCCTCTGTGAAAGATGAAATTGGTTTAGCACCTAGCATCAATAATGCGTCAGAGCAAATTGATAATGCTGAATCCCCACTTGCCATATAGACCTCTACATATAATAAAAGCTACCCCACCTTTTGAGCAGGGTAGCTAGTTACAACAAATTAATCACTGTCAGTGTTAGCTAGTGTTGTACCGTCGTTCACGTCAACTACGCCAGAAGCGTTAGAAACAACATAAACTAAAGTAGCAACAGCAGTAGAACCTGTTGAAGTTACACAGTAGATTAAATCACCTACGCTAAGTACGCCAGACAAGCTGTTGAAATAACCACTTGTATTAACGTCTGCAATAGCGTCTGCTGTTTTATAAGCATAAATCGCTGGTGAGTTACCAGCTTTAGATGCTGCTACGGTTGAAAAACCAGTTGCTGAATAAGCCATTATCTATTCTCCTCTTAAGATTCACGAGCAACAATAGACACGATACCTTCTGCGTCGATAGTAGTTGCGCCAGCAGAGAACATAGATGCAACCAAGAAAGATGTTTTTTCTGGGATGTAATTGATTTCTGTTTTTGGAGCAATACCTTCGCCATAGCCGATAGCATCTTTGTGGAATGCAAAACATGTACGGTCTAATGAACCGTCAATAGCCAAGCCGCCTTCTGTACGGTCGCCTAATACATGGAATTGGAAGCCCAAGAATGTATTTAACTCACCGTTTACTAATGCTTTAACAGTGTTAAAGTCAGAAGAAGTTACAGCAGTTTCAGCCAACAATGATTGCAAGCCATTTGAATGGATAACAATGTGACGGTCTGTAGGTGGAACGTTGTTTTTGTCCATCAAGCCTTTAGCTTGACGAAGTTTAGCTACGTTCATGTTAGTGTCAGAACCACCAACGTCGTTGCCAACGCTTAATGATGTGCCTGAGTTAGCCAATGCGTTAAGTACCAATTGGTCTTGACGACGACCAATAGCGTTACCTAATACTTGTACAAGCTCTGAGCGCTCATCAAAGTTTACTTTTTGTTGACTGAAAATGTCGCTGTATTCAGCTGCAATCCAATCTTCCAATGTTAATGTTACGTTTGAGAAACCAACGTTTAACGGTGTAACATCTGTTTGACCAATACGAGGTGTAGCAACGCCACGACCTACTTTTGGAAATTTAACTGTAGAACCTTCTACCCCACGACGCTGACGTACAGCACCTACCAACATTGCTTTACCTTGGTATGCTTGTTTAACTTCCGCGTCAAATAGGGTTACAAATGCGTTTGACAAAGCAATACTCATTTTGTGTCTCCTAATAACGAATTAAAAAAAAGTTTTGTGCTGTGGTATGCCGTGGGAACGGGCCATTGCTTGCTAATTACGTCAGCCAATCGGCAAGGTTACTTGCGTCACGGGTCACAATGTGATATGCCGTACACGCTTTATACCATAGTCAATAAGTAAATGCAATAGACTTTGCCTGTTTAATTTAAAATATTTATTATTGCAGGCAAAAAAAGACCCCAATTAAGGGGTCTAAGTTCCACTCGGGAGATTTAGTCACCGTATACTTGTTGGAACAAGCGTTCTACTTTCTGACGGTATGCTGGGTCTGTTTTATATTTAGGGTCTGCTACCATTTGATTTAACTCTGCTTTTGACGGAGCGCCATCTACAGGTGCTGATTGTGTTGGGATGCGACCTTCATAAGTCTCACGCAACTTCATCAACGCCTTGATACCATTGGCTGTGCCACCCATAACTTTAAATTCCTCAAAGTCATCAGCACCCCAAACACCTTTTTGCACTAGGCCACTGGCCCACTGCGTCATGCCTTTAATGATTGTATCTGCATTAGGGCCAAGCGCTTTCTTCTCAGCAGCAGCATCAAACTTAACTTGCTGTTGTTGTTGACCACCCATCTCAATGATAGGGCCAACTAGAGCATCTAACGCGGCTTGACTAACGCCATATTCTTTTGCCCATGTAGAAACGTGTCCACGAACTGGGTCATCTTCTGGGGTTTCACCAAATGCTTTCCAGTCATAGTTGCCATCTTCTGGAGCTTTGTGCTTACCTTGACTAATCTGCTTACGCAAATCTGTCCATGATTTAGCTAATGCTTCTAAGTCTGGCTCTGATTCGTCTTTCTTCCAGAAATTTTCAGGCCACCAATCAGGGCGTTCGAGAGGGCCGTCATCTTCTGGTTGTTGTAAATGGCTAATCTCAGCCGCTTGTGTATCTACTGCTTCATTATTCTCGATTGAAACATTATCCAATAGGCCTTCGGCAGGTTGTTCTCCGCCTTGGGGTTGGTTGTTATCTTCGGTCATTTGTTTTCCTTAGCTAATTTAATACGATTTTCTAAATCCCGTACAACGCTACATTGACCCTCACGATAGAATGCAAAGCTAGGGTCAGCTCCTGGTACGGCAACAGGATGCTCTAAAATGGTTTGACGTAGCCAAGCCATGAGTTTCTTACCTTCTTCGTTAGATGCTAACACACGGAAGCATAACTTGTTTAAATCTTCTCGTCGTTGCATCTCATCACGAATATCAATCTGCTGTGATTCTAAACCTTCCCAGCCATCAGCCATTATTCAAATTCCTCATTACGTTCTTTAAATGGAGACTTACCTTGTTTCAATCTCATAGTAGCATGGTCAATTGCTTTATTAATAATTGTTTGAGGCATTTTATCCATAAACTTTGGATTTCTTTTCCCATTAATTTCCATTGGAGTATCTAATATATACTTCATTTCTTGTTCATTTAATAATGGATTTAACAAAGGAATAGCAGTTTTCTTTCCATCTAAAGAAACATCAATACTAATTTCCGTTGAATATCCACCTTCTTTTTTCTTGAGCAACCCAAGCCATCCAGTTCCTTTTTCAGAACCGTCCTCTCTCTTGCCCATACTTTTTCTGGTATCTAAATATTCAGCCATTACATACCGCCTTTCATAGCTTCGCCTGCAACTTGTGCAGCTAACTCAGGATTTTGTTGCGCCATCATCTGCGCTTGCTCTGCCATCTGCTGTTTCATCATCTCACGTTCTTCTGGAGAGTTACGAACAGCTTGTGGAATAGCCATCTTATCACCAATCAAATCTAACAGTGCATCCATTTTTAACATCATCTGACCTTCTGGGCCAGCTTGTTGTGCAATCTGTGCAAACTGCATAATGTTTTGTACGTCATCCATGTTCTGTGACATAGCTAATGGAGATACTGGCGTTACCTTAATCTCAAGGCCATTGACCTTTAATGGCAAATCAATAATACCACGGTCATCCATAATCTGTAGAATCTTCTCTACCAATGGAACCATTGTCTCGTTAATCAAACGACCAAAGGCAGAACCTAAGTTCTGTGATAACTGTTTCATACGCTCAATAACTTCTGTTGCAGAACGTGCTGACATGTTATCTGGTGGCAATGATTCATCAAGCAAGATAGATTTAATGTTCATACGCAAGTCGTTCATCACAATTTGTGATACGTTGAAGTCACCAGAACGCGCTAAAGCCTTTAATGATTCGCCTTGAGGCCCACCATTACGAGCAACAGGAATAATCACGCCTGGAGCGATTGTGACAGTATTAGGGTTAAGTACACCATCATCTGCGGCTGTATACACACCAGCAATAGCTAATGATGCGTTTTTTAGTACCAATTCTAGTACTTTATTTAGTGTCTTAATATCTGGCAATGCTGTGATTAACGGGCCACGACCATATATTTCACCAGCCACTTTCATGTAGCGTGATACAACCCAAGGGCTAAACTTCATACGACGATAGACAATCTCTTGTTTGCTTTCCTTGTGGATAACATGGTAGCAATAGTCACCGCGTTTAGCATCAAACACAGTCGCTTCAATTAGTTCTACATCTTCTGTTGGCTTTTGCTCAATCTTATTCTTTAATGCGCCATCAATCTTAGCGTCTTTCCATTGTTGACTGATTGCTTCGCCTTTCAAACGCATGCGACGATAGACGTTATCTACTCGACCATTAGCACCTTCTTCAAATGCTACAAGGAATTGTGGAACAGGAATAAAGTTAATAGGACTTGCATCATCACCTGGCTGCACCATCATCACTGCTGTGCCTACGCACAAGTCTAGCAATGCCTCACCAACAGCAATGTCAAAGTTAGATTGCTTAATGGTAGCAAACATCTTCTCTGTATATACATCTAACGCTGCTTGTGCTTCTGCTTTACGCTCACCTGGAATATCTGTACCAGCTTCAAGGCGACACCATTTAGTTTGTGGAGGAAAGATACCAGACTGCATACGGTTAGCAAATCGTTGTGTAGAGTTAATTGCCGTAGCATCAAACACACGATTCATCTTCTTAGCACCGCCTACTTTGCCATCGTAGAATCCGTCATACAGATTACGTTGTGGCAATGCAAACTCATAAGCCTCGTCATATAAAGAACGAAACTCCTCTTTTTTTGTTAGAGCCAGTTCATGGCGCTTTAAAATATCTTCTGGTTTTAATCTCATTTCAGCCATATTGCTTCCTAACTCTTTTTATGTGTGTTTGCAAATTTACGAGCAGCTTCTTTACTTCCAAATCCCCAAGCCTTTAATGCTAATTTTAATCTAGTAGGCTTGCCATTCTCATCTACAAGTGGGCCTTTCATGCCAGCAAATCGTGCGGCAAATGATACGCGCCTAGGGTTTGTACCTGACTTTACTGGTGCTTTAAGGTTAGCGCCTTCTGTACGCTTAAAGTATTTACGCCCAGCTTCTGTTAAGCCGCCTTCTGGATTCTTATGTTCTTTTTTCATTATTCATACCATTCAATTAAAAGTTCAGCAATGTGCGCTTGAGAATTAATATTGGTTAGTCTAAATAAGTATGTAGTCAATGGAGCTAATACATATTCGTATGTATATCCACCACCGCCTGCACCAGTACCACCTTGTCCACTTGTAATAATCTCGCCAAAGATTTCTGTGCCTAGACTTGTTACAGTAGGGTTGTAAACTGCAACCCCAGTGCTTGTTGTATTTAGATTACGATTACGTCTGTGGATTGTTTGTGCAGTGCCACCACTTGTTGTAGGGTTCTCGTATACATAAAACCTAGAATCACCACCACACTGATAATTAAATATCAAGATGTGAATTAACAGCAAGTGATGATTCAATCTTATATGTATAATATGCACGACCTTCATGTAGACGCAAATGGTTTACATCTAAAACAGGAGCTGGCCTATCAGAACCAACTACTTGTTGCACTCCACTTTGGTCTGTATATGTAGGCGATACAAACCTAGACTTGGTAGTTATGGATTCCCGTTCTACTTGAATAGCCATTATTTACCTTTAGCTTTTTTCTTCATAGCAGTTTTAGCTGCTTTCTTAAACGCTGCGTCTGTAGGAGCGTCTTCTGAGCCAGGCTCACGCATTTTCTCTTTAGAGCCAGCTTCAATACGCTCACGCTTTGCATGAATGTTTGCATATAATCCGTTTTTCATTTTATATCCTTGTTCTGCGACCTAAAAGTGAATCATTACCAAGAGCATCGTCTACGCCAAGTTGTGGGCCTGTGGTAATAGCAGAAGCTCCAGGAGTTTGTACGCCAGCTAATAAACCACCAGTAACGCGAGACATGCGTCTATTGCGAGCTTTCATTTCACCAGATGTACGTTGTGCTTGCTCTACTTGCCCTTTTGATTGAGCTGTAATTGCTTTTAATACATTAATTGTGGCATCTTCATATACAGGATTATAAGTTACTGTTTGATATTTAGGTACGCCAAACTGATTTTGTCTAAACACTTTTTCAGTATATGCCTCAGTTTGTCCTTCTGGGCCTTTTACTATAGGGTTTTGAACTCCATATAACCCACCGTGCATATTTGTATTAGCTGCACTATTTGACCTAAATCCTATAATTTCTTTAAAATCTTTAGAATTAACTTGTTTATTTAATTGTTGATTCCACCAAGATTCTGGTCTAAATGCGCTTTCACCGCCAGCAGCTTGTAATGTTTGCTTCTCTGCAATTTTATTTGGCGCAACTAACCCAAGTTTCTTAGCCTCGTTAAAGTTAATATTTCTTTCAGCCATGATTAAGCTCCTAGAGTTTCTTCATCCATGCCAGCTTCTGGGTTTAAACGAGATTCTGCTAACAATAAACGATTACCGCCACGCGCACGGGCCATACGTTTAGATG